CGCTCCATCTCTTCTTTGCCGAACCATCCTGGCCATAATGTTTGGCCATTCTCCATTAGCGCTTTGTACGTAATTACTTTCCAACTGTAATCTTTTCCTTTAGCCTTTGCATCACTGTGACCATCAAGAATGTTACTAATGAATGAATCAAAGTGAACGGGAGTACCATTAATTCGAAGACGGCCAGTATGAGGCTCCAAGGCAGGAAACACAACAGCAGTAACAAGATTTGAAATTTTAGCCCTAGACTCAGGCGTAATGGTATTATTCTCATCCTCAAAATCATCCAGGACGATAAGGTCGTATCTTTTATGCAACTTAGCGCCTCCCCTAATACCTGACAGGTTAGACTTGCTGATAAGTTTAGTACCATTTTTAAGTTCGATGTCATCTTCTGTCCATTTCCTCCCTTTTAAATTGCCGAAATAATACAACACTTTTTCATTATATTCCATATGATATTTTATATAATCTAGATTTGGAACACTGATTTTGGAACTGGCAGCCACCCAGCCATAGAATAAAGGCTCTTGTGTAAAACAGAAGTCATGCATTATAGAGCACTTAGTCATAACTGTTTTGCCATGCCCTCTAGGGAGGATGATAGCTAGTTGTCTATAAGACATGTCATTAATAGCATCTAACACCTCATAATGAAACCAAGGTGTTTCAGACCTCATAAAATCATCAGGAAGAAATAGCTTCCCAAAGGCCACTAGATCACGCTGCGCTAGCCGTAGCTCTTCCTCAGCCTTACCTACATTACGTGTATTAATGTTGGCCACTAGTCGTCGTCACCAGTGAAGAGATTCTTTACATTATCTCCTAAATTCTTTATGGTAAACCAGGCAAAACCCTCTTTCTTATTAACATCAGCTGTAAATCTATCTACAGCTGTACGAGTGCCTTTACCTCCTACGCTATCTATTTCACCCTCATAATAACCTAGGTCTTGCAGTTTCATTTGGACATTACCAACATCTCTATGGCTCTGCCAGTCCATAGCCTTTACCTTCTGATATGTAGGCCACAAATCATCCCACTTTCTAGTAGCTATTAACGAGTAAGGTGATTCTACGACTTCATTTCCCATCTGTTATCTCCTTTGGCCTTTCAACTTCAGCTAGAGTGTTTTCAGTAAAACCTTGGAAGACGGCCCCACTAAGCTGGGTAACTTTGGTTTGGGTCTTATCTTCGAGATCCAGAATGTCTGATAACTTAAACAAAGCTTTCAGTTTAGTTTCTGCCTTCTCATCGCCCTCTACAACCTTCTTTATGCCTTCCAGCACGTATTTATCGTCAATGTTTAATTCCGATAATACAGGTTTTAATTCTTCTTTCATAGCCTTCTGTATCCTCTCCGTTTTCATCAGCTTAGCTGACTGTTCCGATGCGTATACAGGGTTATCAGTATCAAATGCCTGTAGATATGCATCACGTAATTTAACCCCACATGCTAGGTATTGTACAAACAATATCTCATGTTTAGTCATATCTTTACGATCATATATAACTCTTTCTGTGTCTTTGCCAGAGAACGTCCATATGTTTTCCCGCCTAGATGTATCCATCTTAGCTTTTGGAGTACATAAGAACGTCCCTGAGCAAGTGCCTATATACTCAGTTATCTTCCTTTTCCTGCGTGGGGTATTCATCTTCCCCTTCCGTAATACCTGAATATAACAGCCGTCATCAGCCTCTACCCAATCCCCTATCTTCGCTTTTCTCCAGTCAGGTACGATTACTATGTTTTCAGGTAGCTCGTCCTTGTCGTCATACACCTTATGAAGAAACCCTGAGGCCTTATAAACTCTCATTAATACCCCGGCTTATCATCAGTATTGTCTTCAAAGGGGTTCTTATACTGGAACACCTCTATCCAACCATTCATTCTAAGCTTATTAGCCTCCTGTATACCCTCAAAGTCATACGAAAGCTCTCTTTCTTCCCCTGTACTTATGTTTCTTAACTTTGGCATTATTACTCCTTTCTCGTACGCGCGCATTATATAATATTATAATATAATATATAGTATAATATATAATATCATATTCTAACCCTTATAGGGTTAGATAGATATAATATTATATCTAAGTCTCACCTATTTCTTGACATTGAGCTATTTGTTCTAATGTTTCTTTATCGAAATGTTTATTAAGCTCTATCTCTCCTATCTTGACGATAGAGGTACTTCCATCTGGATCTTCAATCTCATCCAGGGTCTCTAGGATATACTCTACCTCCTCTGTTTCAGAGTCGTACTCAATAGATAAATGATAGATTCTTTTAGACATGATAGCTCCTTTCTGAAGGCAAGTTACGGCTAAGTAGCACCAAAGATACAAGCACTTTTGAAAATTGTAGCATTTTGATGTGTGGTCTTATATATAAAGGTACCCCCTATCGGGGAAGATTCGTTTATCAACTTTTCGTTATAATTGATTTTAATTAGTTTATCGTTATATTTAATATTAATTATAAGGAGTAAAACAACATGATAGGTAAATTCTTCTCGATACATGATATTGAGACCGAACAACAGGCCATGGATGCAGCACAGTTCATGGTAAGGGAAGCCATTGATGCAACTAACACCCGAAGAGGTAGAGTACGTAAGATGCGTGAATGTCAGAACAATTTAAATAAGCTAATAGGACTGTGTCATGCTGAGAAATGGGAGCAACCATTAGGAAAGCTAAAAGACACGTTCACAACGCTTGAATCAGCTGTGATGAAAGACTTCGCAGATATGTTCTCAATTAGTAATCAGTAGTTTGACAAGCACATGAGAGAGGGAAACCCGTCCAACGGAGCATCCTCTCTCATCACTGCTTATATCTTTACAGGCAGCCAATGACAATGGAAGTAGGAGGTAGGCGCAGACGTGTGAGTCCTCCCAGTTGCCTGTATTATATTGATACATTGTTGGACGGTGGAGGAGAGCAGGGATGAACACCTTATGATAGAGATGTGTGCTTTATAGTTCTCTCTGCTTGACTCTAGTATTTATATTGTAACATACACAGTAACATTAACAATAAGGGGTAGTGAATGATAAGTACACTCGTAACATTCTTAAGTGTGTTGGCAGACGTTGTCATCATAGTAGCATTAACCAAATTAATACTTACTAAGAGTTTAAACGTAAAGACTCTGATCTATGGTAAGACTGAGCATGTTGAAACAACTAATGATATTGAAGGTCGTTGGGTAGTTGGAGGCAATTCATGAGATACATTATAATTATAATATCTATGAATGTAGTCTTGGCAACTAATAGAACATGTGAAGCGACAATGATTATGTGCATGACTGAACATCAAGAAGTATACCTTGAAGATGATGTGTATCATGCTGTAGCTATCATCAAAGTCCCATTGAAGTATAATGAATGGGCACAGTTTGAGGGTTGGAAGGATTATAGGGATGGTGAATATCTGTACTTTAGAGGTGAAGACTCTAGTTTGAATAGGGAATTCTCACTTCAGAAGGCAGACCTAACTGCAAGAGGTAATGCATCATGCTTGTTCAATCAAGTAGAGTATGGTTCTTGGGTTAAACCTGTTAAGAAATCATTTCTTGATAGATTGTTGGGTAAGTAACAATAATTAGATTAAGAGTAGGGGACTTGAAGTGGGGATACCATGATATCAACACTGTTGAAGGTCGCCTGCTCTTATCTATAACATGAATGCTATCACTTTAAATAGAGTATCTGTAGAGCAATGTAAACATATGATGCATAGCTCGTGATGGATTGCAGCTGAGGGAGAGGCGCCTGAACCAGTTTTATAGTAACCGCTCTTGGCATTCATGGTCATATATTAACTATAAGGAGACAAGCATATGATGGATTGTAAGCATAAACACTTTAGAAGTAATTGTATGGTGTGTTGGTTTAAGATTGGACATAGTATACATGTTGATGGTGCACCAATCAGAGGTGATGAAGGTAGTGATCAACATAGGCAGGACTGTATTAACATAGCAAGAGGTGTAGGTATACGTAAATTAAAACAATGGGAGGTATATTAATATGCAAGTTAGTCAACAAATATTAAAGACTGATATAAGAATTGTCTATGATATATTACATAGTTTAATAAATGTAGAGAACCTCTTGCGTAAGCATAAGCTTGCTGAAGTATTAAGTCCATATGCCACTAACTGTGGTGATAAATTTGTAGAGAGAACATACATTAAAGAATGTGATAATATTAAACAATATATT